AACGACTTGAACGAGGCACGCGGCCCCGCGAGCACCGCCAGCACATTGGCCTCGATGACGTTGTGGATCAGCCATGTGGCCTCTCGCCGCTCCGCCACGATCTCATTGATGGCCCGAAGAACGAGCCGACGTGCTGACACTGCGTGTACGCCTTGCAATACGCCGCGCGCCACCTCCGGCTCGACGTTGCGGATCATTCCTTGAGCCTCTGGCACGTCGCTGTAGTCCACGCCCGGCTCTTCGCGCTGCGGTGGGCCGAGCCGCACCGCCTCCGGCATGGACACAAACCCGCCCGCCTTTGCCGCAGCAAACAGGCTCCCAAGCGTCACGCCGCCTGTTCGATCTAAGTGGAACGACTGCCATCGGTACTCGGTGTCGGCCCGGCCTGCGTAGTTCGCTGGCAACTCTCCGGTCACCCCACCGCTTGACCAGGCATCCCAGAGTTCTAGGCCGTCATCCGCTCCGCCGCTTGCGTGATGCAACGCCATGCCGACCATCAGCCATGCGTCGTAACTGCTCGGGTCAATGTACGCCACCGCCTCGGTGATGCGCGGCAGATCGCGCTGGAAGTCTTGACTGGTGCCCGGCTTCGGCGGCAGTTTCTTCGCCACCTCTGCGGGCAGTTCCAAGTCCATCCGGCGCTCGTCTATCAGTCCGGCAGGCAGCGGCTGTAGATCGTTCGCTGGCCCTTGCTGCCCAAAGTGCAGCGGCCACCAGATGATGTAGCCACCCTCTGCGCGGATGTCGAGTCCTTCGCGCTTGACTTTCCCAAGCGTGACGGAAACCCCGCCGCGAATCTTTACGCCTTGCGGCAGGCTGAACAGGTAATGCCGGCCGCCACTGCCGCCGCCCGTTTGGTGGACTCTGGTGCTGACCAGTTGCTGCTGGTTCTCCATGATCCAATCCTGCGCGGCCGTGCCTGCCGACTTGTGGTCATAGTCCACCACGGCAAGGCTCGTGCGGCTCCCGGTCGGCACGCCCACAAGCGCATCGGGATGGTCTGACCACCATCTTCGAATCTGCTGTTCGTCCTGCGTCGCGTCCTTGAATCCGCTCTTGGTCAACGGACTTTTGGCACGCTGCACTCGCCCCGTGGCGTCGGTTTCGTCGCGGCGACGGCACGGAAAGACTGGATACCGCTTGGCGAGTTCTAAGACTTTCTCCACCGCCACAACTGCGGTGAGTTCAACTGGGTTGCTCATGGGTACATATCCGGCCGCAAAGCCTTCCTAGATACCCCAGTCGCCGCCTCCACTGCAAGCACGCGCAGAGGCGGCACCACGCCGCTGGCGCACCATTTCTGTACGGCCTGCGGCCTTACACCAAGAATGCGAGCCAGTGCTGACTGACCGCCCGCCTTGTCCACTGCGCGGATAATCGCCGCCGCGCGCGGCTTTTTTGCTTTAGCCATGATGCAAGTGTATAGGGTCTGAAAAATATTTACAACTAGGGGTTGCAATGGTGGTTGTAACGTGTATGATGGCTTCCATGGACGGCGCAGTGCCGGGCCAGAAGCGATGGAAGGAGATACACAAATGACGCAGCAAATCACGATCACGCTTACCGACGAGCAAACTCGGGCGATCATTCGAGAGTTTTCAAGCAAGGCTGATCTCGCCCTGAGGCAGGGCTTTTTTGAATCAGCCCAACTCTACAGCGAAATCGTTAAGGCGATGACGCAGGCTCAGTCTGAGGTGGCGGCATAAGCCGCACCTCTTGGAGCCAACCATGTCAGATTTCTTCCTCACCGCAGCAACCCCAGCCGAATGGTTCATGCTGTGCAAGTTCCTCGTCATCTTCGCAGTGCTTCTTATTGCTTATGCCTGGTTTACAGGTGAGTGGTAATGAGGTACTTGTCTGTTTGTTCTGGCATTGAAGCCGCAACGGTCGCTTGGCATCACATGGGATGGACTCCGGTTGCTTTTAGCGACATTGAGCCGTTTCCGTCTGCGGTGCTGACGCATCACTACCCTCATGTGCCTAACCTTGGCGACATGACCAAATTTGAGGAGTGGAATCTTGAGCCAGTCGACCTTCTTGTGGGAGGAACCCCATGTCAGTCCTTCAGTGTCGCAGGATTCCGAAAAGGATTGGCAGACCCGCGTGGTAACCTCATGCTTACCTTTGGTGCCATTGCTAACCGCTATCGCCCCCGCTGGTTGGTATGGGAGAACGTCCCCGGCGTCTTGTCGTCTAACAACGGGAGGGATTTTGGAACCTTCCTTGGAATGTTGGGCGAACTCGGGTATGGGTTCGCCTACCGAATTCTTGACGCTCAATACTTCGGAGTGGCCCAACGACGCCGCCGTGTGTTCGTTGTCGGATACCTTGGAGACTGGCACCGTGCCGCAGCGGTTGTTTTTGAGCGCAAAAGCCTGTCGAGGGATACTCCGAAGATCATCACGGAGAAACCGAGGATTGGCAGGGTATTTCCTTGTCTTACGAGGAGAGGAATCGGATGCTTGCGTGAAGAAGAAGGCCTTGTTGTTGAAGAAATGGGGATTCGTCACTTAACGCCCGTGGAGTGCGAGCGGCTGCAAGGCTTCCCAGACAACTACACCAACATCCCATGGCGTAAGAAACCAGAGTCGCCAGACGGCCCGCGTTACAAGGCGCTCGGCAACAGCATGGCCGTGCCGGTGATGCGCTGGATCGGCGAAAGAATTAATAGATTGGAAGTTAGCCACCCTTCCAATGCTTTACCTTCGGTGGCCGTAAAAATGGAGAAGTGAAAATGAGTCTGTTTGTAAGTTCTAGCGGCGGCAACTACCCGGAGCGCAAGCCTATCGAGGCCGGCGCTTATGCCGCAGTGTGCGACATGATTGTTGATCTCGGCGTACAGCCCTCGCCCGGTGGTCAGTACGCCCCGAAGCGTACCGTACTGCTGCGGTTCCAGATTCCCGAGGTGCGCGTTGAGTTCACCAAGGACAATGAGACTCGCAGCCTGCCGGCTGTTATCAGCCGCACGGTTGGTCTGTCGCTTAATGAGAAGTCAACCCTATACGGTCTGCTCACCTCATGGCGTGGTCGTGCGTTCACGCAAGACGAACTCAAGAAGTTTGATCTTGGCAAGGTTGCCGGCAAGCCTGCGTTCGTCAATGTAACGCACAGCGTTAAAGGTGATCGCACCTATGCCAATCTCACCTCGATCATGCCGCTGCCCAAGTCTATGACCGCGCCGGCTCTTGAGGGCGAGGCTCTGGTGTTCTCAACTGACGCGCCAAATCCAGACGTTTTCGATAAGTTGCCAACATGGGTGCAAGACAAGATCGCAAACCGGATTGTCGAGGCCAAAGCCGCGCCGCAGAAGCCCGCAGCGCAGCCTGCGGCAGAGCAGCCCTTTGTTGACGATCAGAATTGGTGAGTCATGGCTACCCAAAAAGGCGGCTATAAACTAGCGGACGGCACGAAAGTGCCGAGTGTCACCACCATTTTAAAGATCAAAGACCCCGGCGCTCTCATCAACTGGGCATACAAGACGGGCCGTTCGCATGGCGTGCTGGAAGGTCAAGGAAGGGATGCGCCCGGCGGTCTGTACGAGGCGAACGACGCCTTGCAGATCGGGACGTGCGTGCATGAGATGTGCGAGGTGTTCGTCAAGGGCAATGACCCATACGCGCACCTTGATGCAGTGATGGAGAAGGCTGGGATGCTTGACCCTGTATCGTTTAAGGCTCAAGTCAAAAGCGCCTACAGCGCGTTCGAGTTTTGGGTAAAGGGTACGCAACTCAAGATCATCGACTGCGAGGTGCCGGTGCTGTCGCATACTTACAAGTACGGCGGCACGCTTGACTTCATCGGACGATTGAACGATCAACTCGTGCTGGGCGACTTCAAGACCTCTGGTGCGGTATATCCCGAGTATCTGATCCAGTTGGTCGCGTATGCGAAAGCCTATGAGGAGTCACGCGGGACGTACATCACAGGCGGCTATCATCTGCTGCGCTTCTCAAAAGAGAATGGCGACTTCGGCCATCACTTTTATCCAAGCCTAGACGATGATGCGTGGCCTGCCTTCAAGCACCTTCGTGCGCTCTATGACTTGAACGAGCGACTAAAGAAGCGGGCAGCATAACCTCACAGCAATGCGCGTGCTCATCCAGCGGAGTTCGGCCCCGTCGCGCAAGCCGATTTATATGCCAAACGATATTGATAGCCCACCGCATTACCAGATGAAGATGCCGAACGGCTCGACAATACAGGCAATCGACTATATACGCGCCACGCTGGGCGATGATGGATGCGTGAATTATTGTGTCGGATCTGCCCTCAAGTATTTAAGCCGTGCAGGGCGCAAACAAGGTAATGCAAGAGAGAAAGACCTTCGCAAAGCAGCGTGGTTTTGCATTATGGCCGCGCAGATTTGCGAAGATGTTGGTCAAGTCGCAATGAAAGACTGCGAGGACGAAGGCGATGGAATTTGACACATGGGACGTTGAGTGGGATCGAACGCCGCACACGGTAAGCGAATACAAAGCGGAGATCCGAGAACTGCGGGAACGCATTGTCTGGTACGTCTCAAGAATAGAGACGCTGGAGTCAGAGGTGCGTGAATTACGAAAGATGGACAGCCGATGGGTGCAGGAGCCATGACCGGCCATAACCGGCCAAATAACCGGCCAAAAGTTGGTCAACAGGCCATGGATGGCCGACTAAGCCGCGACGACATTCGTGCGAGGGTCGACAAATGAACTGCCCCGGCTGCTTTGGCCGACTATGGATCGAGGACTACAGCGGAGACTGGTTCCGCTGTGGGTATTGCGATGCAACAGGAGAACCAAACCATGCAACTGCTCGTATCTATTCTCTTTTTGACGCCCGTGCTGCTAGGCATCGTGTTAATTTCAAGACGGTGGCTCAAGACACTGAACCAGATAAGGCGGGATGAGTGGCGGCGAGTGCCTCCGCCGGAGTGGGCGGCAAAGCGTGGCGGGGTCGATCTGTGGTGACTACCGATCTAGCGTAGTACCGCGCACGCTGTAGGGCCGTGCTTGCTTAAAGTGTTTGCTGCCGCAGCGACAGATGCCGCCGAGTAGTCCATTGACTGTCTCGTGCGAGCAGCCCCAGCCGATTCCGTTCCACGGGCAAAACCACACGCAATTCTGGCACGCGTCCGGCTCTGCCCACGCCATCTCCTCGAGTGCGTCGTCTTCTAGTTTCATCGGGAGCGCAGCCAGCGTAGGTAATCCGCCCCGACCTCGGGTTCCCAAAAGACCTTAACCATGTCGGGATGGTCGTGCGGTAGGCTCGGGTCGATAACGGTGAGGGCGCATGGCGATAGGGAGTTGTCGCGGAATCCGCGCTCCTTTGCGTAGCGGTCGTAAACCTTATAGGAGGCCACCTTAATCGCGTGCATGGTGATGCCTTGGATCGGGTCTTTCAGCACGCTATACGCGCTCTCGTGCTTATGTCCTGCGACGTAGATGTGGTCGCGGGTGCCCATCAGTGCGGCTTTCATCGGGCCGTGGGCTGGGTTCCAGATTGACGAGCCGCTGTGGTCATGCCGTGCATTGACGCGCACCTCGGCACCGTTCGGAAACCGCAGCGCGATTCGTGCCTCGCTCGACTTATAGAGCGAGTTCTGCTGCTTCGCAATCCACTTGAGCGGATCGCCCGATCCAGACCATAGATCGTGATTGCCTCCGATCATGTAAAGCCAGCGGCACCGATTTACGAACCATTCCGCAATCCGCCATGCCTGTGCTGCCGAGGTGGTCTGGTCGGCGTAGAGCCGCGCCAGTCGCCCCGTCCAGTTGTTCGTGGTGTCTCCCACGTTGCACGCGAAAAGCCCCTCTGTGGCATTCACGAGAGCCGTATGCCGTTCAATGGCCTCGATGTCACAGCCGTCGTCATCAACGTGCGGATCGCCAAAGTGCAGCAACCCAATCGGGCCACCGATCTTGATGCGAATCGGGATAAGTTTGCTGGCCTCTTCGTGCTCACGCTTGTGAGTAAATTTACGCTTTCGCTGCTCGATCAGTTGCTCAATCGGGATGTCGTCATCGGGCAGTGGCGTAAACTCAAAGTCCTCGGCGGGCGGCGGGTTGCGGTTTTGGTAAGTAGTACCGCGAACCTCTAACCCTGCACCGCGCATCGCTGCTAGCCTTCGCAGCAGACCGCGCTCGGAGAGTTTCAACTCGGCAGCAGCCATCGTGCGAATGCCCTTGTGCTTGGCAAGGGCCGCTATGATCTGCTCGTCAGTCGCTTTTTTTTCGGTCATTTCCTGTTTTCTTCCGTGTGACCTTAATGCCGAGTTCCTTTCGGCGCTCTTCGGTCAGTTTATCGTCCCGCGTTCCGCTCCACTCGAGCGAACCGTCGACTAGGCGGAATGCTTCTTTGTGGATCAGCGCACAGTCGCAGCACTCGGTGTAGTTGTATCCTTTGACGCGGTACCACTTGCCCTCGTACATCTGTATCGACTTGAGTTTATTTGCCACGGTACAGCCTCCGCTCATCAAGTCGTCGATTCACTAGGCCGCGCATCACCTTGCCCGCGGCCTTCGTCCACTTCATAAATTCTTCTGCTGCTTCTTCAAACTCGCCGCGATTGTGTTTCATTCGCAGCGATGAGCGTTGCAGATTGCCCAGTCCTACATTGAAAGCAAAGGAAACGAGAGCGTCGAATTGGCCTTGATGAGCAAAGCCAGCAGGGCAATATCGGGCCACGCCGCGCTCAAAGCGCACAAGGTCTTGAGCGAGGAGAGCATCAACCTGTTCAGCAGTCCAGACACGATCATCCTCTGCGCGTAGTGGGAACTGTAGCCTATCGGATACAGGCATCGCGGCCTGTGCTGGGTATAGAAGGTGCCCGACCCCGACCGTCCATAGAGAGGCCGGACACCGATAGGGGCGCATCCTTACGCCCTCATGGTGGCGAATCATCGTTAAGGCGTTTTCGCTGACCTTCATTTTTTCTGGAATGCTTGCGTCCCGAACCAGAAGGCAATGATCGACGACAAGATCAGCATCTCATCGTCGCTGAATACGTTTTCCATCGCAACAGCAAACGGGATGCCAGTCGTGTAGGCGTACCAGACGCCAGCCACGTTGAGCGCGACTAACTCCAGCACAAAGATGTACGTCACAACCGGACGCACCGAAGCGCGTAGGTTGATCATCCACTGGCTTGCGCCCTTGCCGATCTCTATGTCGTGCTGGTACAGAGCCTGTCGCTCCTCGCCAGCCGTCTGCGTCTGGATCTGTTCTAGTTTGATCTCTTCGACCTTTGCTTGTGCGAGAAAGCCGCGCTCTGCCAATGCCAACTCGCGCTCCTTCTGGGCTGCGACTAAAGCCAGTTCGTGCTTCTTGTCCTGCCGGTCTTGAAAGATGGACAGAATCTTCGGCAAGCCGCCAGCGAGGAACGAGAGAAAGGTGCTAACCATGGTCATCATTTGTTGCGCTCCTCGATCAACTTGACCCGCACTTGCAGATCGTGAATGTCCGTATAGATTTCTTCTTTCATCTTGTGCCGTCGCTCTGCTGATATAGGGCTGTCAGTCGGCACGCCCTCTGCCGTGATGAGCGCGGGCATCTTGCTTTCAACAGCCAGCAAACGATTGTTGAAGGATGCAATCTCCGTGAGTAGCCAACCAACAGCGGCAAGCAGTACAGGGAAGAGCATATCCACAATCTTCTGCATATTCATTTCAAGCCCTCGCCAGTGGTTACTTATCGTTACGTTTATTCAAAAGATCAAACAAAGTCTTGATCTTGTCCTCGAGTACCGCGACGCGAAGGTCTAACTTAGACAGCACAATGATGAGCGTGATGAGCGCAAGGATTGCCGGCCATGCGCGGGTAAACATTTCGAAGATGTCCATCTATCGACGCTCCAGCACGCGGTCTAACTTGGCCTCGATTGATTGCAGCCTGGTATTGGTATCAGCCACACGCGCCTCGATCACCGCAATGCGCCTATCGGCTTCCGGTTGAATCGTCGTCTGCTCGACCTTTTCCAATCGTTGGCTGATCGCGTCAAGTTTTGAGGTCATCTGCGTGCCCCAGATAATCAACGCCACAACTAAGCCACCGTCTACCAGCAGCGAACCTGTCGGCACTTTGAATTTGGACATATCAATCATGTGTGCGCCCTCAATCACTCCGCTCGATGGTGATAATCACATCCGCTGTTGCGGTCAGCGGGGTGCCCGATGTGCTATCGGTGACGGTACACCGATACGTCGAATAGAACGATTCGCCAGTGTTCATTCCTGTCTTGCTGAATGTTGTAGTCGCTGCGGTCGGACTATTGACCGTGAGCGTGTCGCCCTCGAGCAATGCCCACGAATAGGTATAGGGCGAGGTGCCGCCAGTCGGCGTGACCGTGGTGCTGTTAGTCGTCGCGCTTGAGGTCTGCACGATCTTAACCAACGTCGCAGGGCTGGCCGATGCGCTAAAGACGGTGCGCGTGATCGACACGCTAACATCAGCCGTTTTCGTGGCCGCAACGTTATCGGTTACGGTGCAACGGAAAACAGCATTGTAGGTGGTGCCGCTGGCGAGACTCGTGCCGGTGAAGGTGCTGGTCGCCGAGGATGCGCTGTCCGCCGAGATGCTTGTCGATCCGCTTTGCCGTGTCCACGCGTAGGTATAGGGCGACGTACCGCCGACCGCAGTGGCCGTAGCAGATGCCGTGGTGAGACTCGCGCCCGTGCCCGAGGTGGTAAGGCTGCTAGGCGATACCGACAGCGACAGCGCACTCGGCAGTGATGCTGCGCCCGCTGGCACGCCATTGACCGGAGGCTCTGGATCGGACACGCCGCCATCGGGTGTGCGGATCTTGACCCAGTAGTAGCGCGTCGTGGTGTCGGTCTTGGCTATGAATACGTTAGTCGAGATGCCCGTCCAGACCTTCGTGGCTGACGAGAATGGGGTCTGCGAGGTGTACTCATAGAGATCATATTGCGAGCCGAGCGGCACGACGGCAGGCGCAGACCACGAGAGATAGATGCTGCTTTCAAGCGTGGTGACGGTAAGGTTAGTCGGCGGGCTAGGCTCGTAGATGTCTGGGGTCGGCGTGGTAACGCTCGTCGGTGTCAGATAGTCGGTCGTCAGCGGATCGTTCCAATCCGTAGACGCTTCTTCGCGCAGCACTAACTCGATTGCGCCCGTAGGATCGAACTGCCAACCCTCGCAGCGCACGGTCTTGTTCGTCCAGCCAATCTCGGAGAACGTCACCGTGCCGGTTTCAAACGGCAGAATGCCAAAGGCACTCATGCCGCATTTAACCGTGGCGACTTGCCCGTTGCGGCTGCGGCGCGAGAGAAGGATGGCGTGCCGCTGCGCTTCGTACTCGTTCGTGCAGGCTGCAAAGTCGGTCTCTAGCCACATCTGCTCGCCATCGGCAGAGACGTAGGACGTATTGATAACCGGCTGGTACTCCATCGCTTGCCAGTTGCGGTCTTTGTTCACGAACTGCCCGCGCACCGAGTTGTACCGTTGGTTATACGGGTACGCGGTGACAACCGAGATACCGCCATTCACGAGATCACCGTCCGTGAGAGTGAAGGCAGAGGCCGACCATGCGCCAGCATAGATGCGCCACAAGCCGCCCGAGTAGTAGCACACTCCCGCCATCGCTTGCGACAGAACTTGTATGTTGTCCTCAAATTTATCAGTCGCGGTCAGTGCGACGTTACAGGTGTATCGCTTCTGCGTTGCCGACGCTGGAAGGTTTACGGTCTCGTCGCAGATATCTGCCGCATCCATCACCTTTAGCCAGTCGATGCGGGTATCGTCCTCGCCAAGCCCAAGCGAGTCGTCAATGAGGTAGTCCGCAAGGCACAGCGCGGGATTCGTCGAGTACGTCCATGTAGTTGGGTCTGTAACCCGTTGCGATCCGCTGCCACCACTTCGCGTAGAGTCGAGCCGTGGGTCGTAGACCTTGCGGCCCTGTACCAGCAGCGTCAGTTCCGGCTTGCCGGTTCTATAGGTTTCTTCGTCATACTTGAAGGTCAGCGCAACGTAGGCGATGCCTTTGCCAGCGTGAGCCGCTGTCCACTGATCTGGCTTTGCCGCTGCTAACTTATAATCTACAGTCTGCGTCGAGGTACCAGTGTATCGACGAACCCATGCCTTGTTAGCGTAGGTGCCGGTTGTTACCTTGCCGTCGTCATCTGTTCCGCTGATTGCCGAGATCGTGCCAATGGCCTCGCGGTTGAAGTACACAGTGCCCAGTTGATTGCACTCGTGACCCGCAACAGCGAGGACTTGATGCAGATATTCGTTTGTAGATCCAGAGGTCATCGGCGGAATAACATTGATTCCAGACGCCAAAACCTCTCCGTAGATAATACGACGAGGCTCTACAGTTCCGCTGTATTCAATGTCGGCGGCTTGCTTGCTCACGCTAGGCTTACCAGCAAGAGCCTCTGTTGCCTTATTGATGGCGATAGTTGTGGCAATGGTCACAACTGCTTTGCCAATAGCAGTTTTTGCAAACGTGCTAAATGCCAATTGCAAGCCTTTAACTATTGTGCCGATGTCTGCCACTTATATGCTCCAATAAAAAAGCACGGCGGAGCGATCAACATAACTAATTCCGTCAGTTGTCTTGACCGCAATATCTCGACCTATACAAATTCCGAGAGCATCAATATCGTTATGCTTGATTAAGGCAACGTCACCGCGCATTGGCCGACCTTTTGTTTTATGAGGGCCGATAAATGTATCGACTGCCGCAGCGATGCCGCCAGACTGTGCGATGTACGCTTGTGCGGTAGCCTCGTCATGGTAACGAGACGCAAGACTAGCGGCGTGTTTCGTGTCGCAGATCACATCGACTGCACGCGCCACGAACAGGCAGCAGTCGTTCTCGCCCCACAAAAACCTACTGCTGGCATTGGCCGCAATATGTTCGTGCAGTTTGCTTGCCCAGTCATATCGACGCATCAGACTTTTCGCACCTCGCGCTGCTCAATAGGGCTGGGCTGGCTGAATCCGAAACCGCCATAGGTTGCATCGCGTGCGCCCCACTTGCCTATAAATCCTTGTATCGCATACATGAGATCAAAGAACCGATCACCGCTATATGCGAGTTGCTGATCCTCATCGGTATACCTAGCAATTCGAGGCTCACGGCGTAAACGATGCTCACAAGTTAACTCAATAACTGCGCTGCCACTGTTAATCTTGAAAGCCATTTGGTTCATTCGCCCTTCCCAGATGGTCTCTGGCGTGGCGATGAGTGCGCCTGTGGTCTGACTTACAAAGCCAAGATACATGGTCACATCGCGATTTTGATAGACCTCGGTCATCGTCGGCACAACGAACGTCGAATCAACACCCGACAGCGATAACTTTATGCCGCGTGCCACGATGTCGATGTTCTCGTCGATGATGTCAACGCCAGCAAACTGACCCGCGCCGAGATAGTCGTTACCGCCAAACGATAACGTGCCGGAGCCGTCGTGTACCCGTACCATGCCGGAGGCAAAGTCAAGATCGGCTAGCACGACAACGGTTACGGCTAGTTTGTCGGCCTCTGTCTCGTTAGTGGCAGAGACGAAACGACTCATGTGATGTCCTCAACAAAGGACAGCGTGACATCGGAGATGATACCGGGCCGCGTACCCATAGACGTTGACTCGTCGGCCACGATGAACCGGCCCATTGGCGAGCGGAAGATCACTGGCGCATTGTTGGCCGGAGACGTTCGCAGCGTAGGCTCGAACATAAGAAATCCGTTCCCAGATGAGTCGGAGTTAAGGTCGGCAGTCATGCGCTTGAGTTCGCCATTGACTTCGAACCAGTCACCCGCCTTCGCAAGCCCGTTGGTTGATGTCGGCAGGCCGTCGATGATAAGCGTGCCGCCTGTCTGCGATGCGCCGTTGACCAGCGCACAGCGAGCCGAGGATACCCACGAGAGAAACTGGAAGTCGCCCGCAGCGCGTCCCGAAATGTAGTCGTAGAAGGAGAGATGCGTGCTCGTGCCAGATGCTGTGAAACTGTCCACATACATTCCGGCCGACGTGCGCGTTGCACCGTTTAGAACATCTGTCGCACCTTGCGACGTACCAGCCTCCATCGAGGCTCGAGCGTTGCCCTTACCAGCGGCCAAGAGCATCCGTATCGCGTAAGGAGCACTCGCAACAGTAGTAGCGGCAGACTGATAAACATAACGGTCGCCAGTAACGCCAGTGCGAGTGAGGCGCAAACCAAGATGGCTATCAGACGAAAGGACGAGTTCAGCATTGCTGGAACTGAATCCATTTGTATTTGTAACTGCTGCATTGTTGGTCAGTAACTCTGGGCAAGAGAAAGAACCGGAGAGGGTGTAGGCGGGATCGGTAAGCCACACGCGATTGGCACGGCCTCGCAGGATAGCGATCAGCGACATCAGTCGTCGTCGCTTCTGATCCGACACGCTGCGAAAGGTCATCCGCACGCCCCAGCGAGTGCCGGGACGCGACACGGTACGCACTGCGCCAGAGAGCGGCGATGCAAACACTGCCGTGCTGTCGAACAGGCTCCACTCTACATCCGACGCAACGAGGTCGGGCGGCAATACATAGTCTGTCATCGGCCTATCCCATAGCGTCTGTCAAGTTCG